TGATTGCGACACCTCGTGCCGCCTGCCGTCAGACCCAGGCACGTTTCCATAAATTATAGTCTTTATTAAGTTTTTCTAGGCACGGCGCGCCCGGGCCAATTCAGACTCGAGTGACTTGATCGCATCCTTGTACTTGCGTCGCAAGTTTTCCTCTACGTGACGCTTAAAGACGATAATGGGTTCGGCGTCCTGTTCTGATTTGCAAAGGGGGCATTCGTCTGAAGTTTCAAACCAGGTGAATATGCACTTGGTATGAAACACGTGTTTACATGACAAGCGTTTCTGTGAACTCCGGGAGATGTCTTCAAGACACACGGCACATGTTTGGGCAAGGTGCATGGCGCATTTTCCCTCGTGACTCGCCAGATTTTTGCACTTCTTCCCTTGGGCTGTCACAGAAGAGCATCTCAGATTGCTCATTATTATTTAGAATATTTAATATTTCCGAGTGAATTTCTTCAGGCTTGCGCGTGGCATCCACCACATAGACCTTGCATGGCACATTCATTAAGAGTTCTTTGTATAGGACATCAAGCTCTCTGAGGTAATTTAGAGACACCTTACTATCTCCTGTCTGCTTTCGGCCACTAATATGCAGATAGCACTCTTCGGGAGACTTGGCTAGGTATATATACAAATCTGGAGACCAACTATGTTTATCATAAAAATATTCATAAGTTTTTTCATGTTCTACTAGTTTCTTCCTCTTGGCCCACTCCCAAAATACCCATCGCGAACTGAGGAGAGAGCGCTCGTAGACGCCAGGCCCAGAAGGCTGGAGAGTCCGGAGGACCGCCATCTGCAGGGGGAATATCCCCTTCTTGGGGTTGGAGTAAAATTCATCAAGAGGCCACTCTTCTATGGGTTCCTTGAAAACCTTGGCTCCCATTTTCTCTAGAAAAGTCAGCTGGGTCGTCTTTCCTGCTCCGATATTGCCATCTATGACCACCTTCATTTAATATTTAGGTTGCCATTTTTTAAAGCCGATGTTCCGTCTGGAACAGGGGCACCGCACGCCGAGTTGCGCAGAGGAAGACCAAGAGTCTCGACGCCCCCGCTCTGCAGGAGTTGGCGGTAACGGTAGTTGTCGGCGTACTGGATGCCATGCTGATACATTATAACATCGTTTGTCAGCCGTGCAGAATCATAGGACGTTAGGCAACGGCCATCACCCATTCCAAGTCGCGTGGACATTTACTGTAAGCGGAGGAAAAAACTAAGCCGGCCACGCCTTCCTTCCCTCCGCCTGAAGCTTCGGGACCCACTCACTAAACTTGTGACCAAGGATCGTCTCGAAGTTGTCCTTTTTGTCCGAAGCGCCAAGACGGACAGATGCTGGCGACAGGACCTCGTTGATAATCTTGTAGGCCAGAGCAATCTCCTTGAGCGTCTGGGCGCCCGTGACGATGATCTTACCTGTAGAAAAGATGCTGGCCGTGACCCGCTTCATTCCGGGGGCTGGACAGAACTTGACCTTTACGGCGCTGTAACGGTCGGGGTCAAAAGTGACAAGAAAAGTTCCCGGCGCCTCCTCCTGATCCCGGGAAGGAATCTTCGTCTGACTGAAGGCGGTGATAACCTTGGCCAGATTGACCGAAGAATTTAGAGAAAAGTTTGTATTGATCATCTTCACGCTGATGGTCTCGGCGAGCAGACGGTTTGGAACATCGGTCGGCAGAATCTGACTCACGATAAAGTTCACCTCGCGGGCAATACGGCGGCAGTCGAGCAGATCCGAACAGCCTGCGACTTGCACAGAGCCGTTGGGAAAAAGCTTGATGCTCTTATTCGAGTACTGGTCACGCGTGAAGATGGTCACCTGGTTGTAGAATGTGGTCTTTTTCAGGTCCCACTCAAATCCACCGAACGAAGAACCCTTGGTTCGGATCCTCATCGGCTTGAAGTTTTCGCGAAAAGCATGCAGGTCAAGGTCGCGCTCAAACTTGGCAATCATCGTCACGGTCGTGATACGGACCCAGGAAGACTCGGGATGAGCCTTCTTGACCGCGTCGAGCGTGAGGATGTAGCGGAAGGTGTCTTCCATTTTAGTTACTTAAACAAAGGTTAAGGTCTTTAAGCCCTCTTGGTCACAGGACCTACTTTTTCGAGTGAGGGGCACTCGGTGACCCGGCCTGCTCTAATCACTGGGCGGCTTCGCCTCCCAGAATTACTTTTTCGCCTTGGTCCTTCCCGATAGGTAGCTGGTTACGCGCGTCGCGACATTCGCCTTGTTCTTTCCTGCCAGCGAATTCTTATTACTCTTTGGCAGAACGGCCAGGAGCTTCTTCTTGGGCAGGGACCGCAGAAGCTTCCGGAGGGCTGTAACCTTGGGTTTTCCTGACTTGCGCTTTGAGCGCCGGCGCTTGCGCAACTTGGGAGCCGCCAGAGCCACCTTGGCCACATTATTCAACTGATTTGTATTCACCTTGGTTGCGTTTACAGGCGCTCCTGCCAATTGCAAAACAATTTTTATATTCTTTTTATTTGCTCCCATGGCTTCAGCGAGTGCGGGGGAACCACCAGCCTCCTTGAGCTGGCTGGTGGCCTTAAGGACCTCGTTTGTACCCCCTGCATTCTGGACCAAATTTAACGCACGGGTCTCGCCTCCTGCGTTGTTCAGAGCGCGCCTCTCACCGAGGTTAAGGGGAGGACCCAGGTTTGCTGGAGGGGGCTTGGGCATGTTGGGAGGGGGCGTGAACACGGGGACGGTCGGGCGCACTATATTACGCGGGGGCTGGTTGGCGTAAAGTGCAGGCGCACGTCCAATGTTGTTCATGCGGTTACTTGGGACGCGACGCAACTCATTCATCTTCTGTGATATACGACTATTTAAACTCCGGGCGCCCCGGTCAAAGATTTCATTAATTCGCCTGAACCTAGGTGTGTTCCGGAAACCAAGTGTGTTTAGACCCAGGGCCTGACGCAGGTCGTTCAGCTTGGTCTTCTGGTATCGGAGATTACGATTCCTGCTACTATCAACTATATCATCAACCCGCATCTCTATGAGTTCCGTAACCCTTGTAAAAATTCCGTCTGAATTAATTCCCGTGCCATTTACCAAACGCAACTTGTCTAACAAGCTCCTGAGTGAAGCGGTTCCTGAGTTGTACCGACTGACTTGCGCCAGGTTGGCCTCGAGTTTGGTCCTGATGGCCCTATTGAACGCATTCTTATTCACGTTTGTATTTGTTCTCTGTTTTATAAGAACGTTAAAGGACATATTCTGGGTTGGTACGCGCCTTGCGGGCGGCACGTACACGTACGCTGGATATCCTGGCGCCATTCTTCCTTGTTGTCCGGTAGGCGCTGGATATCCTGACGCCGCCATTCTTCCTTGTTGTTGTCCGGGATTATTTTCGAGTAACCCTTCAAGTTGCGTGACCCGTGCCGCTTGAGCGCTTTGGGTGGCGGGCTGGCGCCCACTTCTTTGTATACCAACCCGACCTTTAAAAGTAGCCAGAGCCCGATATCTGTTATTGGTGGTTCGTTGACCTAGATTCGCATTTTTAATGGGAGGGTATCGACCAGAGACACTTATGCGCTTATAAAGATTACCAACCGTCCCGTACCGGTCCGGAACTGAGATCCATTTACCATTCCTCATGCGTATGTACTTTGATGGAGTCAAATCTGGTCTCATCTTCCAAATCGCGTTTAGTACCCGGCCCAACGTGCGACTCACCCCGCTAGTGACGGCACGCGCGCCTCCCTGAATCTTTTCTGCTATTTTCACGGCCGCTGCCGCATACATAGGCGCCTTGGGACCCCTTAAATGTTCTTTTAAAATTTCTAACATTTTGTCATCTGGCGTCGCCATCCTACTAGGGTCTGCGAAAAAAGGTTGTGTGTTCAAGGGGTCAAGACCGAAAAAACCGAGTTCTACAAACTCAAAATCTATGGCTCTCCAAGGACGTCTTCTCAAGCATCAGCGCGAGGGCGTCAAGTGGCTTCTGGCCCGTGAGCGCGCAAATGACTACCCCGGTGGCTTCTTGTGCGATGAGATGGGCCTGGGGAAGACGGTCCAACTCGTGGCGACTATGATCGCCAACCCGGTCACCAGGACTTTAATCATAGTCCCCAAGTCTATTGTGACGCAGTGGCAGTCCGAGATTGCCAAGTTTGCCCCGCACCTCACGGTTCACCTCTTTGACGGCCCAAAGCGCCAGGTGAGCGAGACGGCTCAGGTGACTATCGCACCCTACTCGGTCCTCCCCCAGCGCAAGGGTGGGCCTTTGTGTCCTCTTATAGGTGTTGAGTGGGGGCGCGTCATACTGGATGAGGGCCACGAGATTAGAAACCAAAAAGCCAAATCAACCGTAGCGGCTCGTGTCCTGCCGGCTCGTATCCGCTGGGTCGTGACAGGCACACCCATATTTAACTCCATCCGAGACTTTGTGACACTCGGTGCCTTTTTGGGCATCCCCAAGAGTCACATCCAGTGTTACACCAACGATATCCGGGCCAAATACCTCCTGCGCAGGACCAAGCAGGACTGTGAGCGCTTCACCCTCCCGCCCTGCGACATCGAGACGGTTGAACTCCAGATGAATACTGAGGAGACTCAGTTGTACAAAGAGGTCTACCGGAGAAGTCAGGAGACGGTCGAGGAAATTTTCGCCGAAGGAAAGGCGAATATCCACCAGATGGAGCTGATTGAGTGTCTCCTGAGAGTCAGGCAGGTTATGGCTTGGCCCCAGCTCTACCTTGACGGTATGGCTATCAAGGAAAAGAGCGACCCTGTGGCTTGGACAGGTGGGTCGGTCAAGATTGAGACCTTGATGCGGATGATCAGCGAACACCCAGAAGAAAAGACCCTGGTTTTCGGTCAGTTTATGGGCGAGATGGATGAGATTCACGAGCGGCTCCACGCGGCAGGCGTCCCAGTCTACAGAATAGACGGTTCTATTGACACGGCAAAGCGCGCCGAGCGGATAGAACACTTTCAAAAAAGCGAGTCCCGGCCTGCTCCTGTGTTCCTTATCCAGATCAAAGCGGGTGGCGTTGGTTTGAACCTTCAGACAGCCACAAGAGTCTACATCACCTGCCCGGCCTGGAATCCTGCGACGGAGCTTCAGGCCATCTGCCGGGCGCACCGCAACGGCCAGAAGGCCAAGGTCTGGGTAAAAAAGCTGATCTACGCGGAGGTTGGGGGTCTTCCTAGTATTGAGCAGTCCATCATCGAGCTCCAGGGGCACAAGTCGGCGGTCTGCGCGGATGTTCTCAAGGACGAGCGCCTAAGGTTGCAGTTGCCTACAAAGCTGAAGGGCGGGGTGACGGCCAGGGCTGTTCGTAAGATTTTTAGTGTGTAATTGTAGATATGTCTCAGCGATTTATAGTCATGGCCCTTGTCCTTCTGCTCGTCTATTGGACCCTGGCGTCCAAGTCGGGTTACGTAGTTAGTTACCCCCCAGAGGACATGTCTGACCGGTTCCGTTGGGCCGGGGACGCCATGTCTGTTCAGAGCCACCCATGGCCCCCTAAATAAAAGTTATATTAAAGTAAATGAAAACTTCGCCCGCTTCTACAAGGCGGAATACAGCCCTGATAAAGGCCCGTAATAACATGATTGCCCGGGCCATGCGCCGCCTTGCGAACAACAACTCCATGCTGTCAACAAAAAATAGAAATAAATTAAAAAAATTATTTAGTCCAAAGAAAAAGTCACCTGTTCCAAAGTCTCTAATGGACAGGCTATTCAGAAAATAATGTGCATGAATAATAAATGACCCACACTCAGGCAGTAGGATCGCGCGCTCAGGTGATGAACGGAACGGCTCATCACACGACCGGTGGTCTTGAGAAGAAGCATCTCAAGCGCAACCCCAAGACGGGCGAGATTGTCAGCAAGGACAAGGCCAAGGGCGCCAAGAAGAACCCATGGATAACAGCCGTCGGCAAGGCCAAGAAGGAGCTAGGCATCCCCAAGGGGGAGATGGCCTTTCCCAAGAAGGGTTCCGAGCTTTACAAGACAGCCAAGGCGATGATGTAAAAAATAAAAGTAAATATAAATGAAGGTTCTTGTTTCGGCCGTGTTATTTCTTTTGCTCATTCTCATTTTTCGTGGCCGGGGTAACGAGTTCTTTAAAAGGAGTGCGGCAGAAAGAGCAGCGCGCCGGGCTGCTCGGAAAGCGCGGAGGCGGCGGCGGCGCTAAAAGTTAATCATCCAAAAGCACCCTCCGACTAACAACAGGTGGCGAGCCAACTTCCCCTTCGGCGCCAAAAACGCGCGCACTCCCCTCGTTCCAGATTCGCACTTGAGTCGCCCGGCACGTCAATCCATAAATATCTTGAAAAAAATAAGATCCAGAAATTTCCATAATGCATGAAATGTCCGCCCCCTTCATGCGTTCCGGGCCATCTGCCAGAAGGACTCCGTCATGTCCGAAAAACAAGGTGGAATCATCCGCCTTTAGGCGAAACTGACCATCTTTCAGGTTCGATCGATAGGGTGTATCTGTGCAGAGCTTTTGTTCAAGGTTCCGATACCACTCAATAAAGGAACCTTCACAGATGCTAAGCTGAAAAGACTTGTATTCCGGGTTGTATCCCCATTGGCACGTACCACGTGGCAACTGAAACTTAAGCGGTCCACCACCCAATCCAAACTTTGGACGCCCGCGCCCTGTCTCAATCTCCAGGTAGTCCATGTTTACCTCATTCCACTTTGGCATCTTTATATTTATTTTGTTTATTAGTTTTAAGTGAGATGCCCTATAAGTTCAAAGGACAAACGCACTTGTATTTTCCAAGCCTTACACGGCGTCCTTCAGGTCTAAACACTATTCGGCAGTCTCCTTCCCCCGTGCGTGTTTCGCCCGTCAATTCCCGGAAATCACCATCTCCAACAAAATATAAAAAGACTCAAAAGGGGCGATTTACTGTATATTCTCCTAAAAATAAATCACCTTCACCAATTTATTCCAAGAAACAAAAGGGCCGTTTCACAGTCTACAACAAGATTGAACCTGTAAAAATTGGCCGATTTATAGTGTACTACCGGCGTAGTTGATCACGCGCGCAAGACCCGAACCCTTCAAAAGTACATTCATTTCTGTATAAAAATAATCAGACGCATCTGGAACGAAACAGTACGCACCTGAAGATGTTGTGATTTCTACTGTGTGAGACTTTCCTTCCTGATTAAACATCCATGTCCTGCGATCAATATAGTCCAGATCTATCGGCCGTCTAACCACGTGACAGCCTGGAATCCGGAGTATATGCAGGGACTTTGTCTCAAGGTTATAAATCAGACCATCGTGAGACTTTAGCAAGTACCATAGGCGCCATGCCCGGCTCTCGTCAAGCTTTCGGGGCAAAAAACCGAAAGCGCGACGAAGGTCAATATCATCTGACATGTTGATGATCTTTAGGACCAGGGCATCTGGAAGTTTCTTCCAACACTTGTCCATTTTTTATTTATAATTCTTTTGTTTAATTATACAACATATTTCCAGAAAAATCCTCCAGAAGTTTTTTGTTTTCCAGCAAGACATTGTGATATACCTGTAGGGCTTCTCCCTATAGTTTCAGCTGCGATAGATATAGAATTATATGTTTTAATATATTCTTCTCCATTTGAAGTCCATTGCTCTATAGGTTTTAAATGAGACCGTGCCAACTTTTCTTTGTGTTCTTCTGAAAAAATTATTCCAAAATTTGGGTTTTTAATACCCATCTTGGATTTACTTTGTTTAAACAAAGATTCGTCTGAATGTTTTTTATTGAAAAAAGGATTATTTTCTCCTGAATTGGACAGTGATAACCAGCGTTTGTGCTCTTCTGTGTGCTTATACCCTCTAATTCCACCTCCTCCTCTAGTCATATTAAAACCGTTTTTACCGAATGTGTCATATTTTGATATATAATATATTTCCCAATCATCAAGATACATCATGTCTATATTTTCATGAAGAATTTCCGTAATGAAATTTTCCCACCCGTATTTTCTTACAGCTCTGTGAAAATAAGTCGGATCCTTGGATTTTCTATGAGAATTTGTTCTTTCTTTTTCATTTACACTTTGACCTATATAACTTCGCCCATCTAATTTATATATGTGGCGGTAAATAACCCCACTACCATCCATTAAAAACGCATGTTATATTTATTTTAACCTGAACACATCTGACAACTCTCTGGATTTTCACGAGAGCATACAAGTTGAGCTTGTTCAATAGCAGGATCTAGAGTGAATTTAATTGGTCGGGCTTTTGATCTTGTTCTAATATAATAACTTCCGGTCTTAAGCCCTTTCTTCCACCCGTACATGTGCATGGAACTGAGCTTGGCCGTAGTGGGGTTCTCCATGAAGATGTTCAGGGACTGTGACTGGTCGATGAACACCCCACGGTCCGCAGCCATATCCAGGATACTCTTCTGAGAAATCTCCCATGCCGTCCTGTAAATCTCTTTGAGGCGCGCCGGAAGGCCCGGAAGGTCCTGTACCGAGCCGTTGGCCGCGATAATCTGGTCCTTGACGCCCTTGGACCAGACGCCGAGCTTTTGCAAATCACGGACTAAGTGCTTGTTGATCATCACAAACTCTCCGGCCAAAGTCCGCCTCAGGTACAGGTTGGTTGTGTATGGCTCAAAAGCCTCGTTGTTCCCGAGAATCTGGGCCGTGGAGGCGGTTGGCATAGGCGCGACCAGAAGTGAGTTGCGTAGACCACAGACTTCGATCTTGTCCTTGAGGGCATCCCAGTTGTACATACTTGGTTCGGCTCCCCACATGTCCAACTGTAGGATTCCTTGTGAGGCCGGAGAACCTTCGTAGGTTTCGTACGGCCCTTCCTCTTTGGCCAACTCGCACGACTCTGTCAGGGCCGCATGATAGATTATCTCAAATATAGCCTTGTTCAACTGACGAGCGTGTGGTTCGTCAAAGGTTAGACCGAGCATCATATAGACGTCAGCCAGACCCTGCACGCCTATGGCGATAGGACGGTGACGGAGGTTTGACTTTCGGGCCGGCTCTGTTGGGTAATAGTTGCGATCTATTACCCGGTTCAGATTCCTAGTGATCACACGGGTCACTTCATGGAGCTTGTTGTAGTCGTAATCACCAGAACTCTTAACAAAAGCGGGCAAGGAGATGCTGGCCAGATTGCATACGGCCGTCTCGTCAGGACTAGAAACCTCAACGATTTCTACGCATAAATTGCTTGACTTTATGGTGCCTATATTCTTCTGGTTCGACTTGGCGTTCACAGAGTCCTTGTAGCACATGTAGGGCGTCCCAGTCTCGATCTGTGACCTGAGAATTGAGTCCCAGATCTGTCGGGCTTTTAGGACCTTGCGGAACTTGCCTTGTAAGACGTAATTGGCGTACAGTTCCTCAAACGCGCCCCCATAGACATCCTGAAGACCCGGGCATTCGTCTGGACACATGAGCCACCAGTCTTGGTCCTTTTCAACAGCATTCATAAATGAATCCGAGATCCAGAGGGCCGTGAAGAGGTCGCGACACCGGGATTCCTCATCACCCTGATTCAAGCGCAGGTCCAGAAACTCTAGGACGTCTGCGTGCCAGGGTTCAAGGTACACGGCAAAAGATCCCTTGCGCTTCCCACCTCCCTGGTTTACGTACCGAGCAGTGTTATTGAATACACGGAGCATAGGAACTATTCCGTCGGCAACTCCGTTCGTTCCCTTGATAGGGGTTCCACGGGCCCGAACGTTCGAACAGTGGATACCGATACCACCCGACCACTTGGAAATCTGAGCACACTCCTTGAGGGTGTCGTAAATTCCCTCGATCGAGTCATCCTTCATAGCAACTAGAAAACATGAACTCATCTGTGGCCTTTTTGTCCCGGCGTTGAAGAGGGTCGGGGTCGCGTGTGTAAAGTACTTGGCCGACATGAGATTGTAAGACTCTTTGACCCTCTCAAAGTCCCCTCCGTGAATACCCAGAGCAACGCGCATGAGCATGTACTGAGGAGTCTCACCCGGCAGGAGGTAGCTCCTCTGCAGGGTCTTGAGACCAAAGAATCCGTAAGAGTAATCATTATCATGAATTATCACGCCGTCAAGAGCCAGGGTCACATTCTTAATAAACTCTGTACTCACTAGACCCTTTGCGTAAAGGGCCAGAGCGCAGTCCGAAAAGCACTTGGGGCTTGTCTTGTGCATGTTGGAGACGGTCAGTCGGGTAGCAAGCGTCTCATAGTCGGGATTCTCGGACATCAGGTCTATGGCGACATCGGCACTCAGAGTGTCTATTTCACTCGTGTGAACGCCGTCATACATATTTGAAAAAACCTTCTGGGCCACCCTGTCTGGGGCTACATCCAGTCCCATGCACAACTTTCGGATCCGCTGAGTTACCTTGTCAAACAGCATCTCTTCGGATGAGCCATCACGCTTGAGGACCTTCATTTGCATTACAAGGAGCTTGTTTTTTTATACCAGTACCTATTAATGGCGACCAAGTATCTTCCCACGCCACTGGACACCGCCTTTTTTTCAGACTTTAACAGAGAGCAACTCCATCAGGCAATAATTCAGAAGATCAAGGACCGTACGGGCTACATCATTGATCGTCAGAATGACGCCGACCTTCAGACTTTGATGAAAAAGGTCTTTGTAAATATGCGCCGAGACCCCTACGTAGACGTCAAGGGGCAACTGGGTCGCATTAACAACGTAGTCGTTGAAGAGGCGACACAGACGATTGAGGGTGGCGTTCTTCAGCAACTTGTGTATCTACGTGATATTCACGCCAATCCAGTACCCGAGCTCCGTCCAACCAGCACCAGCACCTACGGAAACAAGCTCCCCCAGAACTTCAAGTTTGGGTTCTAGAGACCGTAGGACCCAGGGCCTTCCACATAATATAAATAAATATTTATTTCATGAAGGCTCTTGACGACATCCTCATAGGATTTTTTATTTTTTTTGCTATTGATCGAGCCATACGCCTCTTCAGTAATGCGGTCGTTGAACCACGGGTGGCGGCCCGTGGAGCCAGCAAGGAGACGGTGGAGAACTGGAAGCTCGGCACGGAGATGGTCCTCTTGTTTGCGTGTATATTCCTCGTCATCAGGTTTCGGAAGCCTCTGTCCCAGATAAACAAGATGTAACCTAAATACCCAAGATGAATCAGTATCGAGATGAGACTATGCAGATGTGCAAACACAAGGGGTGGGACAAGGCAACTATAAGTACGGTATGGATGCTTTACACGGAGGAGAGTGGCGAGTTGGCCAGTGCGATACGTCAAATGCTAAGGACTTATCGCAAGACCGGACTCAAGAAAGACAAGGGGACCGACGTGACTCAGGAGATGGGCGACGTTTTCAGTTACCTTTTCCAGCTGGCCGGGATGCTTAATATTGATCTTGATCAGATGTGGAGTCTTCACCGTGAAAAGGTCCAGGGGAAGGTGTACAAGGAAAATAATATGGGCGTCTATTAATGGCCACGGCGCTTATGCAAAACGATGACCTGAGCATGAATCGCTTCAACCCGTACACGTGGACAGGAACTTTCGGCGTGTCTAGCGATGGCTCTCACAACTGGCAGCCCGACGGAACATACACTGTTCCGTGGGATACTTCAGCACCATCGGCGTCGGAACGTCTTGACACCAACCAAGCCCTAAAGCACTTTGACGTCATGGACCTTAATAACGCCGGTAATATGTGGATGGCGTCCATGCCAGGAAAGCCGACCGCTCCTTTTCCCAAGTTTCCTGCCCGGAAATACGAGGGTCAGAATGGGGACTTGACGTGGGTCCGGCCAGATATAAACTTCAACTACGTCTACGATAAAGACTTTATCGGGTCCCGGAAACTTCCAGATTACCAGCGCGTTATGCGCCGGCCTACCAACGACTCTCTACTCTTTCTGATACTTCTGGCCGGGGCGGCGTTTGCTGTTACTCGGCTGAAGAAATAAAATAATTAATAATTGTAATGAGTAACACCCGTGCAAATCTCTTGTTCCGCCAAGCCGCTCTGGCTCCTAACAACCGGGGGACCCGTTCAAAATTTCCATTTATAGTTGTTTTTCTAATGTCACTTGCTTTGCTTATTACAGGAATAGTGAAAAGTAGTAATAAGAAGAACAAGAACAAGAATTCCAGTGTCTGGATGTGGGTTGCGCTAATGAGTCTTATTGGCCTGGTGGTCGGTATATATGGAATGTGGCCTTAGAAGGACTGAACCTTCTGCGCCACGCACTTTACAAGTTTTTTAGACAAATTTTCCTTTTCATTTTTGGAGCGTGTTTCCAGGTTGGGGCAGTAATGCACCTCAAGCTGAATGCACCTCGCACAAAAGTTGCCCTGGCACTCCTTGCATGTGAGAAACTTGGGCTTGTGTGGGCACTTCCAGCCAGGGCTCGGAGTAGTTTTCATCATCTATAACTTCACAATCTATTTGTTCACACCCTGGTTCGTCCCACACAACCTCACACAACCCGTTTTTCCTGGCACTCTCGACGCGGTCCCAAAAGACCTGCATGGTCTTGATGTGTTGTTCAAACCATGAGCGGTCTCGGGTCACACGCGTTATCATGAATATCTCTGGCACGGCTTCTTCTACAGGACGCGGGGCATTTCCACTCCCTTCGCAAGGGCCCTTGGTCTTCACGTACTTGACGGATGCGGGCCGGTACTGGACAAAGTCACAGTCTTCAAAGTCCAAAATTTCCAACAAGAGTTGAATCTGTGGAAGATAGTGTTCTGGGACCTTGTCTTCAATCTTGCGAGTCAGGGGGCACTTAATCTCGACGAGGAGTCCGTCCTCTGTGATCCCATCGGCTGACCCGCCCAGAAAGGGGTACTTTGGATGCTGGACCAGACCAATCTCGTGGGTCTTACGCCCGGTCCTCGCATCATACAAGTCACGGGCAACTGGCTCCAGGAGCGTCCCGTGAGCCGTTGCTGCATTCCCGGCCCACGCCTTCTTCAGGACCTTTTTGGCCAAGAGATCATCGGGTTTTTCGTAACGATTGTGGCCTAGGGCGCTCGCCACATCACTTGCGGTCAGCATATTCTCACGAAGAGCGAGCCATTCATCACTTCTCTGTTCAAAGTACTGACGGTTCAGGAGTTCCTGAACTTTTGGGACCGGGGCCGCCATTCTTCTTAAACCGCTTGTCAGTCTTAAGTAAGAGTTCGGCTGCATTTTGTTCTGCTTGTTTTTTCGTACTGGAGTACCCACAACCCATTTTTGCGCCATCTACTATTAGTGACACGGCAAATATTCCGTTGTGATTACTTTCGACCTTGTACTCGGGCAAGTCTATCTTTTCCGCCTGACACCAACGCATGAGCTGGTCCTTGTAGTTGTCGTCCAGATTCACATCTGTTTCAATTTTTTCAAAAGATTTTAAAATAAATTGTTTTGCATAGACCATACCAAGGTCAAGATATATAGCACCCACAAAGGCTTCAAAGACATCCTCAAGAATCTTAGGATTGGTGTTCCACCCGTTACGGATACCCTTTTCGTCCATGAGGATCCACTTTTCAAACCCGAGCTCCTTGGCTATCTCAGACAGAGTTGTGCCTCGGACCATCTTGGTCCGGGCCTTGGTCAGAAATCCCTCTTGCTCCTTTTCGTGACGATCAAAGAGCCACTTGGTAACTACAAAACCTAAGACTGAATCACCCATAAATTCGAGCGTTTCATACGAGGACTTTAGGTTCTCGTACCGCTTGAGCGCTGATTTATGGGTAAATGCTCGGAGATAATAATCAGTATTTTTAACCTTGGATCCCACAAGTGCATCCAAGACACTTCTGGGAACCTCCATGTTTTCTTATTACACTATCTATATTTTTAAGGCGAAGAGATCTAAGCTACAACCTTCTTCACCTTTGGGCGAGGTGGCTTCTCCGCAACCTCCTTGGGCGCCTCCGGCTTGGGCTCCACCTGCTTCACGTAGTGCTGGTTGAGAAACTTCTGAATGTTCAGAAAGGTAATCTGGGTTCCCTCAGGAGGACTCAGGAGGCCCTGGAGTGCAGCATCCAGGGTGATGTTCTGGCCCTTCTTCAGGTCCTTCTCGGTCACGTAAGCGTTGACCGCCTTGGTTACCTGGGACCGAGAGATCATCTCATCAGGGCCTAGGTTCAGGAAAGAGCGCATGGCGGGACTCACAACCTGGGGCTTGTTGAAGCCGTTGTTCTTTGCGCGAGCCTCCTTCTTCTCACCAGTCGGATCCTCGATGTCGCCCAGGACCTTGCGGACCGCCTTCCGCAGGGACTTGAGGTCCTTCTGCACGGCAGCGATATCAAGAGCAAGAGAGTCAAGGGTGGCCATTTCTACTATATACTGGACCCCCGTCTTTAAACCAAGAATAGAGACATCAGAACCATCACGGCCAGAAGAAAAAGTAACCAAAAGAATCTTAGGTGGTAAGGAGGTCCGTAATTTGGCCGGATGTTTGAGAATGGGGCTTCTAACTTGTACCGTGATGCCCTTTCACTCGTCATGAGGAACTGTCCGAAATTGGGCGGGATCCCAGTACCGTATGTAGCCTTGTACTCCCCCAGGGTGGATGGAGGCGGTCCGTCGCACTTTGGTTGGCAACACCCAGGATCACAAGGATGGACTATTCCGTCAGACCTTCCTATCCATCCACAGAACGTTCCAGTCGGACCTGGAAGACACTGGCAGTCTATGCTGCACATTAATCTTAAAGAATATTTTAGTTAGTAAGACATAATGGAGTTTGCCCTGCCCCAGAAGCTGCCCGATGGTCGTTATTTTTTGAAGGTTACCGGACAGATGACTCAGTTGAATAATGTAAAGATCCAGGAGAGCCTCTCGAGTTCCTCGGTAACTATCGAGGTCGGATCTCTCGATGAAAAGTTCAGTGCAATTGATGAGCAGATTATCGCCAAGGCCAAGGAGTCCAAGGTTTCATGGTTTGGCCGTGAACTCAGCGACGAGACCATCCAGGGAGCTTTCCAGTCCAGCGTCACTGATGGTTGCTTGAGCGCCAGCCTGGCCAAGATCAAGGGCGAGGTGGTGACCAAGGCATTCAACAGCCAGAAGGAGCCCATCGAACTCTCAGCGGTCGAGGCCGGGACACAGTGCGACCTTTTTGTAGAGCTGGCCGGTTTGTGGTTTCTCAAGAAGTCCTTTGGTCCAGTCTGGCGTGTCATCCAGGCCCGTGTACGTGGCGGGGCCCCTCGGCATTCCATCCCGACCCAGTACATGTTCGAGGACGAGGCCGAGGCCGAGGAGGATGATCCGGCCGATTATGTTGACTAGCTCCAGAAAAAAGTATGCTTCTAATAACAAATGCCTCCCCGGAAGAATGTAGTGGCGATTGCCCTGCTAGTCATCCTTCTGGCAGCCCTGTTTTTGCCATCAACCAGTTACTTTGCGGAGCCCTCAGGGGCTGATCTTGATCGCCCCGGGGCCACATACAATGCTGCAGGAGCCCCTGGAGCCGCCAATTCTACATCATATGATGTAAGCGCTGCAGGCCTCATTCCCCGTGAGGTGACGACGATGGAGGACTTTGGCAAGTTTTCCCCAGACGCCATCCTCAAGGGCCAGAACTACCTAGACCCGCGTAGCCAGATTGGCTACCCAGAGACGATTGGCGGTGTCCTGCGTAACGCAAACCGCGACTTCCGCTCGGAGCCCATTAATCCCCGGACGCCCGTGTCCATCTTTAATCTCAGCACAATTCCCCCAGATACTATGCGCCCTCACTTTGAGATATCTCCCGAGTTTCAGTGATCACGACCCGCTGGGTCGGTTTCCGCGCGCCACAATACTAACAAATAAATAAAAAGAAAGAATAAATGGATTTCTCTGAAGCCATGAAGGAATGGATCGGACTAAAGCTCACTTTGGCCGCGGCTCGTCAGGACCTCTCAGCGCTCAACAAGCGTGAAAAGGAACTGAAGCAGCATATTACGCAGCACATGGCCACGAACGACATTGACACAGTCAAGGTCAAGGATACGGTCAAGGTGAACCTTAAGAAGAAGCAGACAAAGGGTGCGATAACCAAACAGGTTATCCGCACGGGTCTACTGAACTATTTTAATAGTGACGGCGCTCGGGTCGATCAGGCCATAGAGGCCATAGAGGCTGCTCAGCCGACAAAAGATGTGACATCTGTTAGTGTTACTGGTCTCAAGACTGAGAAAAAATAGTTAATAAATAATAATGAAGTTGACCCGGGCGCTTCCATGGATAATTTTCTTCCTTGTGTTGGTGGTGACATGGAAGATACTCGGTGGATCGTCGGGCTACGAGATCCAGAAGGGTGTTGCTGATGTGTCAATGAAAGGCTCTTCTGATGCGTTGGTGAAATCTTCGCGCTACTCTAAGAAAGAAAGGGCTGATTACCCAGGGGGGGACATCAAGACGGTTACCGGTAGTCTAGCCATGTGTAAGATATCTTGCAATTCAGACAAAAACTGCGTTGGATTTGTTAGGGGAAAGGGTTCAAACTATAGTTGGAACAAATGCTACCTGAAAAATGCCGTAACCTCTTCAACTGCTCGGGTCGACCCTAATAGGAATGCTTATGGTAAATCTGGTATACTTTTGCCTGAAGTACTGCAGACCGTAGCGCCCTGGAACCGAGATCACGTAAACTGGACTTATGAAAAGGCGACAGATTACCCAGGTAATGATTTGGGAGGCATAGCTAACCAGACAGACACCTCATGCACAAACGCATGCGCAAAAATTACAGGATGCGCTGGAGTCACCAGGCAAGTGGACCGACCGGGATATTGTTGGTTTAAGAGCGCCAAGGGTAAAGGAGAATTCAAGAGAGACACAAATTCAATATTTTTCTCTTAATTAATAATAATGAAGTGGACCAAGTGTCTTCCTTGCGTAATTTTGTTCCTTGTGCTTGTGATCGCATGGAAGACTCTCAGTGGCTACTCAGGATATGCCGACTCGGCGACTCTTGCGTCTGTTACAGGTTCGGCTGGGGCCCTGATGAACACCGCGCCAACGAGTACCCTGACTACTCCAGTTCCTAGCGCGCCTATTGTGGCGGGACCGCCTTCCGCAATGCCAACCACGCCAATGGCGGCATCACCACCAATGCCAACACTCGCATCCACCGCCGCCCCCTCCATGTCTGTACCCAGTGGTGTTAAGCGCGTGTGCTACGACATGTCTTAAAGGTGCGAGGCCCTACTAAATTAACTAGAAATGGGACTCGGTGACGAGTACTCACGAGACGCCCTCTTCAGAAGGCCAGACCAGGAGGCCAACTCCGACTCTGACTTTGAAGAGAGTGAAGAGCCCTTGCATCCAGAGGATTTTGAGGCTCTCATGAGTGATGAAATATATACGGACGTTGTTCTCATTCAGGAATTTGTCAGTGACGGATATCACAGAGTCCTAAAGCGGTACGGTGTCGCCGAGTACACAAACCTTTTGCACGAGGCCAGACTCTACTGGTCTGACTCTGTCATCCGAGAGGATGTAATGCGTTTGTACCGAAAGCTAAACTTTAGGGAAATGTACGACCCTCAGAGCTTCCAGAATTGGCTTGAATATTATATTGAATTAAAGTAAATGCTTCCCGACCTAGCCGCCCCCAAGGTGGCCATACCAGCGACCCTCTTCATGCTGAGTCAGATCCGTCCAGAGGCCAAGGGACTTGGCTTTCTTCTTGTCCCAATCTTTTCGTGGATTCTACTCAAGTATGTCCTTAAGAATAACGTAACCACAGCAGACATCATAGTCCCAGGAATCCTGACCCTCATTCTTAGTATGATTCCCCTGCCCCTTGAGACATCAACTGGTGTGGTGGCCAAGGGCCTCGTGTTCCTTGTGGTGTTTTCTTATCTTCGTATTTTGTTTCCTCAGTACTACTAGGCCATGAGACCCCGAAACCTTATCATAGGTCCAGGGGCCATGGCTTTTTATGTATTTCTCGGCAAACTGTCACAACTTGACTTGTCCGAAGTCAGGGCCTTGAGCGGGTGTAGCTCGGGTTCCATTCTCGCGCTTCTCTGGGTTGTCTTTAAGGGAGACATTCCAAAAATGCTCGACTTTTCGCTCAACGTGCCTATAAAGAATCTCATGAAACCAAACATCAAAAACCTACTTTTAAACTTTGGATTGGTTCCACTTGAACGTGTTCAAAAAATTTTACAAACAATATTTTTAAAAAGTTTTGGAAAGAATGACATGACCTTTGGTGAACTCCACAAGGTCAGACCTGTGGACCTGTACATATCAACCTTTTGTGTCGATAGGTGCGAGACTGTTTATTTTTCATGGAAGTCTCATCCAGAACAGTCTATATTGGATGTTGTTAGTGCGTCAATAGCGGTTCCTCTTCTCTTTTCGACCGTGATGATAGGTCCATGGCGTTATGTAGATGGTGGCGTTCAAGAGGAGATTCCGGCCATGCCCTTTATAGGAGAGAGTCCGGGTAATACTCTTGCCCTTCAGACTTGCCCAGCACCTCCGAAGCCAACCAAAAATCTTTCAACTTTTGTCATGAATCTTTTCAGTTCTGCGCTCCGACTGCGTCACAAGTTCCCTGTCCAATCCTATCAGTTTGATACTTCTAAAATTGATATATTTGATTTTGGTGCAGATCGCCTAAGGCTCTTCTGCGATGGACAAAAATCTGTGCCCCTATTAAATGCAGCACACCATCCGGTCTGGACACGTACGGAAGAACGGCTCGAAGCGGATTTACGTCAAGGCGAGCAAGGGCCGGAAGGCTTACTCTTACATACGGAAGGCAAGCAAGACGCGCGTCAAGGCAGTACCAGCCTATGATGTCGGTACTGCCGGCCAGCCCCTGCGTCGTATCGGACCCCTGAAGAAGGGAATGCTTACCCGCTACGGATACCACCCAGTAGAGGCTACCAAAGATCGCCACAGGGCGCTCAGCAAGGCAGTTACCAAGGGCAAGGAGGAGCCTCGGGCCGTGATGCGACGCCTCGTAGCCATCAGCACGCTGACCAAGGGCCACCTGCCTCGGGCCAGTCGCATCTACAAGCAAGATGCAAAGTTTATTCGCACAAAGTTTGCCAGCCGTTTCAAAACAAATATTGTTAAAAAGTAAATGGCTATGATCGCACCAGATGGTGCGGGTCGGCTCGCGACCGCAGCCGCGTTCGGACACGGCGTAGCCCAGACCGTCCTTGGTGCGGCCAGGGGCGGGCTTCTGGGTCAGGCCGCCCCTCAAGTGACGGTTCAGGTTCCCACTGCTGGACTCAACGCAGCGACAGGGGCGGCTCTTGTCGCCATGGCCAGTGAGATGGGCAGGGAGATTTCTGGATTTATTGCACGCGCAACACCCTATGCCAAATTTGGATTTTATACATTCATGGTTCTGTTGTGCCTGCATATTGTGGAAAAAGGTGCGCGCGTTTTCGGACCTGTTGTGGTTGCGGCTGCCAAGTCCCTCTTGGTTGTCGCCAAGGTGGGTGTCAAGATGTCGACAGCAACTGCCAAGGTTTTCCTCCGTCTATCCGCACGGGTCATTGCAGCCATGTATCGCTCTGGACAGGCCAAGGTGCGCCAGGTTTTTGGAATTGTCGTCCGTGTCCAAAACGCAATAGGTCACGGAATCAAGACGGTCAAGGCGGGAGCAGTGGCACTAGCATCCGTGGCTCGGCGAGCCTCCACGGCCGTCGTAGGGGCTCTGGGACGGAGCGCTGCCCGCCTGCGAACGGCAGGTAGTCGACTCAAAAGGGCACACATGTCTTACAAAAAGCGCCAAGCGGTAAAAGCTGAGGAGACCCGCGTAAAGGGTCTCATTAGCAAAGTTCGCAAATCTAATGCTCCCCTGACTCTCAGGGAGAAGCGGGAGTACCTGAAGATGGCACACAAGGCCAATAGCGTGGCGGCCAAAGCAGCCAAGGTGGCGGCGAGCGCTCGTCGGCCATCTATGACGATGCGCCAAGGGGCGAAGAATCTGATGGCTCTTGGGAAGCGGAAGCGGTCTCATTAAATTCCTTTGGTTTTCTATTCAATGTTCTGGCTATGTCACACTTAGTAATTTCAGGAAATGACTGTTGACACTGTCCTATCTTACGACATCTTTGTATAAAGGTATCTGGATCATAACATCCTTTCATTATATTGCAATGAGTACAACATGAAACACAATTATTCTTTTGATAATTCTTCGAAGAATCTAGACGATCTATTCCATTGAGATTGGTACTGTTATCACAATAACCACAATATATGCATTCCGACTTTATTAAAATTATTGCTTCCTCGTCGTCAAGTTCCCACTCTATATTCCTCTTAATTGCGTTAGACTTTATACTCCTTAATTTTGTTGTCGCTGACTTCTTTCTGACTGCCTGAATCCTGGAATTATATCCGACTTCATCGGTTGCCTTTTGTTTCGCTATCCATTTATGAGCAAGAGCGAGTCTTTTTGGTCTCATAATTTCTCTGTTCTCTTCATTCCACCGAGCCCTCACTTCCTTTGCGAATGGAGTTGAACTATTTCTAGTACTCTTTTCCCGGCATTTCTCACATGTTTTTAATATGATATTTCCCTTGCCCAAAAATTTTTCCTTGGGCTGAGGAAGTCTCACGCAGCTGGAACATTTTACAAGATCACTCATTTTATATAGGCGTTTATTAAAACTTTAACTTCAAAATTATATTGTCTTGAAGAACTGCCACCGTAATTCCTCACATATTCCTTTCCAGATATCATCCTGTTTGTAGAGCTTCTCTTTAGACTTGAGGAGCGGGAAACATGGAAGATATTCGTCACACTCGAGTAATTCACACATTTTATAGAGACAATAACTATAAGACAAAAAGTTTTTTCGGTCTTTTGGCCGATGTTTCTCAAAGGGCTTCTGTATCTGATGAAACATGAGTCTGAGGCGAGCTTCCAGAGTCGCACTCATAGTTGGAGGTTGTATCCCGTTGAGAATCGTCGTTATGTAAGGAACGTGCTCGTAGAAGCGCGACCGTCCTAGTTTCTTGAGTAGGGCCTTGACTTTCTCATGAGTAATTTCTGAAAGATCCTTAACCTTTTGTTTCTTAAACTCTAGGCGAAGTTCCTCTATGACCTCTGGAGGTACGCTCGTTGACTCCTTGGCCTGGAATTGACTGACCCACTCATTAAAGTGATTTTCACGCTTGTAAGAGTATACTATAGTCTTTTCCATTTCTTGCTCCTCCTTGAAGCCAACCTCTTCACCCAAAAGGAACTCACTGGCCCCACACTCCCTGCAAATCTCTTCACTTAGGGCTTCTTCCAAAAACTTGGAAAACTTGGCCCCACACACATGACACGCCATGTCTGGAACGGCACACCTGGGCTTGGCGCCGGAATCTGGTTGACCTTCGACATGAACAAGGTACGCGTTGAAGATGTCCTGTCGTTGGACACCCTTTCTTGAACTAATCTGGACTCCTGCAACCGTCTTAGTACTCGTCTGACCTGTAGACTCCCCGTGATGATACTCCCGAATAAATGGCGCGCTCAAGGCGGTGTATTCATACATTTCATCCCTGATCTTGTCCTTTTTTCTTAAATCTGTTTCTGAATCTATTCGGGCCTGAAACTCACGCACCTTTTCATTAAATCTGGCTTCCATTAGGCTTTAAGATATTTAAATGTTTAAGACTCGTCTACCCGTGGAGCCAAGTAGAACTTTACATCACCTAAATTTGCAATTCCATAACGGAAAACTATTGGCATATTTTCGTCTGAAGAGTCCTGCATGAGCTGGACCGACGAGCATAGGCCCGTAGCCTTCGTGAACATATTTATGTACTTGAGGTTGTAAGTTGCCCCGATCCTATTGGGATAAGAGTCTGGAAACTCTAGGACCGTCTTCTGATTTGCAAAGTCTCCCTCGCATGATAGCTCAAGGAATGATCCATCTCTCCATATGTCCATGTCTTTGGCGAGATTCCCCATGTCACGAGCAATCCTCTGAAAGTCTACGCTTGGTAAAGTCGTGATGACATCCATAGTAACATCAGGGACGTCAAGGATATCTTCATTAATATCAAGCAATTTGAGACTAAACGTCGTCTTGGACTTTTTGGCGGAGTTTTCAATAATACACTCTAAAATTTCAGTCCCGTTGATATTCATAGTAAGGGTATCAGTCGGCCCGACTGACTTTAGAAGCTTGAAAGTGTTGGCCATATTGAGGCCAGCAATAATATCAGTCGAACAAGAATACTCCTCAAAGTTGGAAGCAGCAAGAGTCATATGGACAAGAGTAACACGGGCCGTGTCGAGAGTCAGAATCTTCAGACCATCTGGACCAAAGTACACATTTACATCATTTATAATATCCTTCAGGACCTCAAATATTCCTTTAATAGCACTAGCCTGAATAGTGCGTAAATGCATCCTTATATGGAAAGGTTTCTCTCTTTTAAGTTGAATATGACGCATTCTTGACGTCTTGACTCATCTTGGCCTTGAGTTCTGGTGTGAGCATGGGTTGCATGCTCATTCCATATGATTCTAGATTAAACATGTCAGGACCACCTTCGCCATCATCGAGTGATGCTGTCAGAATACCACCCGGGGCCCAGTGTTCTATTTCGTTAGGAATCATAGACTCTAGCCAGTTTCTGACTTCTGCACCTACTAGAATATTGCCCTCTGAAGTCACGAGAGTCGGGACCCTCTTGATGTTCTGGTTTGTGGGCCGGCCATGAGTCGTCACGTTGTGGAAACGGATCATTTGTCCAAGAGCAGGGTTGGATTTGATAAAATTTATAATTTCAAAAGAATATTGGCACTTGTCGCTGAATACCAATAGCGCCATTAATATTTTTAAATTTTTTTTAAAAGGCTCTATTAACACATGAAGGCGGATGTGGCAATTCTTGGCCTTGTCGCCTTGGCGACCGCCTGGGCCTTCTGGAACACATCTTCCATCACGGCTTCAGGATACGCTTCACAGACTGTTGTTCCTAGAAGTATAATTCAGACTTTGATTGAAAAAATTCAGGCTGGTTCCCCGTGGCTCCAGCCCATCAACACCGTCTTTATAAATCCTTTGAACAGACCTCAGGGTGGTACCGAGTATAATGCCCGTTTTATGTTTCTAGATACTCGGGGCTTTTTCGGAACCCAATATGACGTCACGGCAACGGTCGCCCCCGACGGCCTCGTAAATATCATCAAGCAGACATCCACAAGTTCCCCCAGTCCAATGGGTCCTTTCCAAGCCTTCCAGCAAGACAAATATCAGCCTTATTCTGATGTGAATGCTTCCCTACAGCTCCAATTGAATCAGGCCCTGCAGCAAACCCGGGAACTCCCAGGGACGACCCACATAGCTGCGTAGACCTAGACTCGCTAAATTAACGGACCTTATTAGTGATGATATCGGCCCATGAGGTTGCTGAGCGGGACAGAGCCCGAAACGCTATCCGCAAGAATACTTATAAACATATTCTTGAACAATTTTCTAAAAAAGTAAAGGCTGCGTCAGAGAGGCGTGAAAAGTCCGTGACCCTTCAGGTTCCTCCAATGGTCCTTGGCTTCCCCATGTATCCATATGAAGAGGCTCTGTGGTACCTGCGTCGTCAGTTGGTTCTGGCTGGCTATCAGGTCAGCCAGGGTCTGGAACAGGGTCAGTACATAGTCAGGTGGGATGTGAAATCGACCCGCAGGAATTCACAACGCCCGGACGTGGCGCCGGCCACCGAACCCGGAGATGATCTCTTCTCAGGCCTGGCCAACATGCAAAAGGTGGCGGCAAAACTCCGTGGTAAGTAGTAATGGAAGTCAGCCACCTAGGTGACCTCCTAGCAATTCCGTTTTTTGCCCTCAGTCTGAAATATTTTTATGAAAAGAAAAATAAAAATAATTTAGAAAAAGTTTTGTTACTCTTCAGCCTGATGGGGTTACTTGCAGATATCGCGTTTACGCTGAAACATTTTCATGTTGCATTCTAGTACTAAATGGAAGTTCTCAATGACGCAGAGAGACGCTACTCAAGGAAACTCGTAGATGCGATGCTCCCGGAAATCATCGAGGTCCTCGTGACAATCTGGGAAGACACAAAAAAAGAGACCAAGGATCGCAAGTTTTTGGAAAACTACCGCCAGAACCTCCGTAAGATTAAGGGCGAGTGGTCCAACGTCAAGGTCAAGGAACACGTGTCCAACATCCTCAAGGCCTGCCCCTTGTTTCCCCGGCTCATAGCCGCCGTATTCGTGATTCACGTGAAGATTCTCAGCGCCATCAGAATTGATAAATCTTCAAAGAAAATAAATTTAAAGTTGCCGAGCAACGACGTCTTTGTACACACGTCATTTATCGAGTGCGCCCGGGATCTCTATGAGGATCCTTACTGTATTACTGAAGAGAAGAGTCATACAGAGCGCCGTGAGGAACTCACACGCCGCTTCACCAAGTGCATCAGAGAGACTATAGAGAATCTGGTTCCACTTGAGGCCATTATGGATAATTACTTTCCAAAGAGTATTGAGGATTTCAATATGGGCCAGGATGAGGAGGCCGAGGAGGAGCCTGGTGAGGACCTT